GGCGGGTCAGCTGCGACTGCTTTAACTTCCAGCTCAATCACCCGCGCCATGGCCTGACGGAGCAGGTGGTCCATGGTCAGTGCATGGACCAGCGCCGAGTCCAACCGGGCCTCGAGTTCATGGCGGTGGAGCTTGGGGATCATCCGTCGCGCCGATTCCAGCTCCAACTCCCGGCTCAGACTGAGCTGCGGGTCAAGCCACCAACCACCTGAGCTGTCCTCCATGGTCGGAACCCAGAGTCTCCAGTCTGCCGGCGATGGCGTGCCCAGGGTCGTCATCGATGCTGCTGGCGGCTGCTGCTGGGAGGCCTGCACCGGCGGCCGTTGCATCAGGGATCGATCTGGTCAGCGGCTGAGGGTACGGCTGCAGGCGCTGCGGCTGGAATGGCTGGAGGCGTTGATCAGCTGAACAGCCAGGCCCACCCACTGGCCGGGCCCTCGGCCAGCCAGCGAGGGTTGAGGTTCCGGTAGCTGTAGCGCTGGCGCCGGCCGCTGTCGCCGCCCTGGCGATCCCAGCTGCCGTTCACCAGGTTGAGTTCCCCATAGGGGTCATTCACGATCCAGGCGTGGGCGTCGTAGCCATAGGCAGTGATCCAATGGCCGCCGCCGGATGGCGCCGTGGCGGGGCCATGGTGCAGGATGCCGATCGCTGCCGGGAAGCCGGCGCGGATCTCGGCCTGCAGCTGCCCTGCCGAGCAGTTCTGCACGAACCGGGCGCGGACGCCCAGTTCCTTGAGCGCCAGCTGATGGGCATGCTGGCTGGTGGTGTCACCATGGCGCTGCACCACCTTCAGATAGTCGAGGTCGTCGGCGATGCCCGGCACCTTCAGGTAGGCCAGGCACATGGCGATGGAGCTGGTCTGGCATTGCCGCCAGCCCTCGGGGCCGTTGTCGAGCTGCGGGAACCAGGGGTATGGCGCCAGGGGATTGGAGGGGCGGCCGAGGGCAGGCGGCACAGGTGCAGGATCTGGATGCTTGCCGGCCTGGCTCCAGACGAGAAACCACGGCCGATCGCGACGCATCGCCACGTCGTAGCCGTTCTTCCTGATGTCCTCTTCCATCTCGGCGATCGCCGCGGCCTGATGCGGCAGCCCCCGGTAGAACCGGAACAGCTGGGCCAGGGTGATAGGCGTCGGGTTGGCCATGGTCGAAGGTCTGATCAGTCAGGCTATGAAGCCCGACCAGATCAGGCCAGCGACTCCAGTTCCACCGACACGTCGATCAGGCCGCCGCTGCGGTGGATTTCGTCGGGCGGGCTGGCGTAGCGCCAGAGGGTGCCGGCCGGCACCAGATCGGCCTGGCTGCTGTGGCCGGCCCATGCCGTGGCACCCAGCAGGAATGAGCCGGCACCGCCCCGCATGGCCCGGTAATGGGCGCGGATCAGGCCGGCCTCAGTGGCGGTCAGCAGCGAGAAGCCCAGGCGCAGGGGGGCGCCCGATGGGTTGGGGCTGTGCAGGAACCGCACCGAACCGCCGGCCCAGCCGGCCTGCGCCGTGAGCGGATACTGCGCAGGCGAGTAGCTGCGATCGGTGGGCTCAAGGGCCGGAAATGCCATCAGTTCTGTAGCACGATGGTGGAGGCCGCCACCGAGAAGGTCGACGCCGAACTGCTGAGCGTGGCGCCGAAGTCGTTGTACGCCACCAGCTCATCGGCGGAACTGGCCCCGCCCCGGGCCTTGTAGTAGACCGCGCCCCGGGCTGAGACTGTGCTGGTGGCCCAGCTGACCGCGCCAAGTTGCACATTGAGCCGATCGTTGGCGGTGTCCTTGGTGATCGTCACCGTGCAGGTGGTACCGCCGGCGGTGTAGCCGGTGCCGCTGGCCTCGCTGGTGACGGCTGAGCGCTTGAGGTCCGCATCCTTGCTGGGGGTGTAGCCGCTGCCAACCAGCATCACCTTGATGGTGTCGGTGTCCAGGTCGACCTGACCCCTGGCCAGGTCCTCAAAGAACGAGTTGTAAACCAAGGATGCCATGCGCTACCGGCCGATGGGTCAGGCTATTCAGCCCGACCGATCAGACCGATGCGGCGCCAGGGGCGAAGCTGGCAGCAGCAGCCAGTCCGGCCCCTGGGGCGATCGTCGTCGCAGAGTAGAAGTTGGCCACCGCCGCCAGATAGAAGCCGGCCGCCATGACGTTCTCGGCAACGGAGGTTTTCAGCTCCACCGACACATCATGCAGCGGCCCGCAGAAGTCGGCGATCTCCGGCGGCTTGGCATAGCGCCACTGATAGCCGGCCTGGGTGAAGTCGCCAGCGGTGAATCCTGAGAGCACCTCGGATGGAATCGAAAACGCCAGATAGTCGCCCTGCTGCCCTTGGTAGTGCGTGAGGATCGACAACATGTCCGCCTCGCTGAGCATCACGAACGACAGCCGCAGCGCACCGTCGACCATGGCGCTGGAGTGGCCCACCCGGCTTTGCTGGCCGCCGATGGCCTGCAGGGTGGAATGCTGCGGGCTGGCGGGCGTGAAGGTCCGGGTGGCGGGCGAGAGCGCGGGGAAGCTGGTCATGGCAGAGGCACCACGGAGACTGACATCTTGCCATTGGTGATGTTTCCAATTCCGTAGAGAAATCCTTCGGGAGGGAAAGCTATGTAAGCGGAAGAATTGCTGCCGTAAGCAGAAGCAGGGCCCTTAAAGAAGGTCACTCCGTTGTAATACTGCTTCCCACACACATAAAGATCGATGCCGAGTATATGCCAAAGAACCTCACCCGGAAGCGTTCTCAATCTTCCATAGTAATTATCGCCTCCAACGACCACGGGAACGGTTGGTGAGTAGCAGCTCGCATATTGATAATCGCCCGTAAACGTGAAGGTCCACTGGTGCGCCTTTTCCGGATCCAGACCAGCGATCGGCCCCTTGAACGGCACCCGCTTCGGCACCGGATCGCCAGGGCATGTGATGTCCACGCCCACCCCGTAGCCCACGATCGTTCCATTCGCTGCCAGCTGCAGGGCCTGGCCGCTGCCGAGCAACTCGAGCGGGATGATCCGGTTACCCTCTCCGTCCGTCTTGTACCAGAGGGTGGTCCCGCCGGTGCAGGGCTCGGGCGCCCGCAGCGTGTTCCCCTCCACCGGATCGCCGCTGATGCCGGCGCCGGCGAGATCCTCGTAGCCCTGGTCCAGGAAATCGGATGGGTTCGCCGTCTCCGGGAAGCTGCCGAAATCGCCCGTGAAGCCTGGCCCCAGGTCCGACGGCAACACCACCGGCTCATCAATGGCGGCGGCATCGGTGAAGCTCTCAGCCGGCACCGTGGTGTCAGTCGAGCTGTTCACGTCACAGCTGACGCCGGTCCTGTTGCTGGTCAGCAGGATGCCATTCCCAACCGCCGCGGCCACGTCCAGGGCAACCACGCTCCGGCCCTGCAAATCGACAGGGAGATGGGTGGCCTCGATGCTCACATCCCCGGCTTGGCTCTTGGTAACCCGGTTGATCTCGTAGAGGTAGTCATGAAACCCCAGGTTCGTGAAGCTGGTCTCACGCCGCAGCCGCAGCCTGACAATGCTGCCCTCGCTGACCAGGGTGCTGAATGCTTCCGGTCGGCTGGTGAACCTGACCGAGTGGGTGACATAGCGGCGCCGGGCCCTGGTGAATGCCGCGGCCTTGACGGCGTGATTCTCTCGGGTGCAGAACGGGCTGAGATCGTGCTGCTCGAAAGGTCCTTCTGCGGCTTCATCCTCATAGCGCACCTCAGAGGTGCGGATGATGCCGAAATCATCGGTCAGCTGCTGGCGCCAGAGGGCCTTCACCGCAAACGGCTTCCGGTCGTTCAGCGGGACGTAGCTGATCTCCAGGCTGCCGGGCAGCACATGGGCCTCGGTGAAGGTGAACACCGGAGCCAGCGGCCCGGTGTTGATGGTGCCGTCGGCGTTGGCCGGCAGCAGTGGCCGTAGGCCTCGCTTGCCGCTCACCCTGGTTTCGGTGAGCAGGAAGTAGGGCGCCCACTGAGCCAGCAGGTCGCCGAGGTTCTGGCTCTGAGTGATGTTGCAATCGCAGGTGAGGCCGTTAGCCGCCAGGAAAGTGGCGGCTTTGAGCAGCGCCGCTGCATCGATCATCGATGCGGACAGCTTCGCGCAGGTCTCCAGCGACCACCGCACCAGATCGGCGAAGTTGTTGCTGCTGCCGGTCACGCCATCAGCCAGCCGCGCCATCTGCATGCCGTTCCTGATGAACGCATGAACCTGGCGGTTCCAGAAGTCGAGCCCATCGGGGATCGTGTTGGTGAACGACAGGGTGCTCATCCCGTCGTAGGTGCCCACCGAGCCGCAGTAGAAGGGGCAGTCCGGCAGGTTATAGCCCGTCTGCAGCGTCACGAAGTTCCCCGGCGCCCAGGTGCCGGCCCGTCGGTCGTAGGTCTGGCTGAAGCTGCCAACCCGGCAGGCCCGCTGGAACACATCCCGCACCTGAATGGATCCGATCCGGCCCTCACTCAGGACTAGGTGGTAACTGGCCGTGACGGCGTTGGAGCTGTCGTTGCTGAACCTGGCTTCCGTGGCCGCCGGGCTGATCAGCACGCCGCCTGTCCCGGCCGCTTCATCGCGCCGACAGAACACGATCGGCACCGGATCGCCGATCACTGCAGCCTGCTGCTGGCTGTCAAGCTTGCTGCTGCCTTCGGCCGCGCCTTCGGCCAGTGGTGCCGGCACCATGCCCGCCTGAATGGCGGCCAGGCCCAGCGGATCGGAAACGGTGAGCGTCATAGCCGGCACCCCTGCCCCATCAGGCGGGTCGTGAGTGTTCGCGGTGGGATCGAGGCACCCACCGGCGAGAGGGCGGAACCGAGCTCCCAGGTCATCGCGGTAAGGCCACCGCCGCAGCGCACCAGCTCACCGGTGAAGGTAGCCACCTGCAGCTGACCTGCTGGTGGGTCGAGGTCACCGCTGTCGGTGTTGAACTGGTAGATCCGGAGCTCCACCAGCCGGCTCTGGGCCAATGCCGCTAGGGCCGCGTCGACCACCATCGGCAGGGCCGGCAGGGTGACGGTGACCCCGGCTTCATCGCCGTCGGATCCATCGGTAAGACCGGTGGCCTCGAAGGGGAGGTAGCTCCACTGCTGGCTGTCCCAGGTGACAGTTCGCTGCGCGTGATAGTTCTGCCAACGCGAATAGACCACCCCGGCGGAGTCGTACAGGCGGAGGTACTGGGACTGCGCGCGATTGCCCATCAGCGAATCCCCAGGGCAGCCCGGCCGGCTGGTGTGCGGATGCGGCCCAGAGTGCTGGCCTCGGTGGCCCGCATGGCCCGCTCGAGGTCAGCCATCGTGACCCACTGCTGCCCCTGCTGCTGGAGCACTGGGCCGGTGGTGATATTGATAGTGCCGGGCCCCATCACCTGGCTGCCCCTGGCGCCGCCGAGGAAAGCTGCTGATGCCCTGGCCATCTTTGATTCGGGAATGATGTATTCCCTCTCGCCGCCCTCGCCCACCACGGCCAGCGTGGGGCGATCGACCACGCCACCCTCGGCGAAGGCAGGAACGCCGACGGTGGGGATGTAGCCGATGTCTGGACCCGGCAGGCGGTTGAAGGTGGCGATCAGGCTGTTCACTCCACGGATAACGGAGTTGATCGCATTGGCCCAGCCAGCAAGATAGCCATTGAATAGCCCGCGAAGAGTCTTGATTAGCCCGGTCCAGATACCAGAAACAAACGAGACTGCTTTTTGCATCGCGTCCCTGATGCCATTGCTCAAGGCGTTCCATGCCCCACTGATAGGAGCGACGACGTTCTTGCTCCAGAAATTAGAGATGCCAGCCCATATTCCCTTGAGCCATTCCCACAAGGCTGTAACCGGCTTCCTGAGGACGACGTTCCAGGCGTTGATCCATGGCTGAATGAATAGCTGCCAGATGATCGCCCATGCTGCCTTCACTCCCCATGACACAACGCCGGAGATTGTTGTCCATGCAGCTTTGATGGCCTCCATAGCCGTGGTCAGCACACCGGCAAGCCATGTCCTGATAGGTTCGCCCCACTGCCACAGAGCATTTAGCCCTGTTGCGATTGCGCCGCCAAGCCATTTCAAAAAGTCGCCGATCGGTTTTTTGAACAACACCACCATGGCGACCACAGCCGCCACGGCGAGCACCGTCCAGCCGACCGGGCCGGAGAAGAACGCCACCAGGGCCGGGAGCATGGTGCCCGTCAGCCAGGCCAGGAAGCCGGTGAGGACGGCTGTGACGCCAGCAATGGCCGGGCCGATCGCACCAAGCCAGCCGGCGACGGTGGCGCCGATGGTTAGCCCCCCCAGGGCGGAGCCAATGGTAATGATTGCGGTGATCGCTGGAGCCAGCACCACAAAGGCAGCAGTCAGCGCAGCGACAACACCAATCAGCGACTGAATCGGCCCCGGCAGGGCGGTAAAGCCATTGGCCAGGCCAATGACGACATCAGACAGCAGATTCAACGCAGGCAGCAAGGCGCTGCCGACGCTGGCGCCAACCTGCCCGAGCTTGCCTTGAATCGACACCAGCTTATCGTTGAAGGCATCGGATGCCTTCGCAAATGGCGTGGTCATCGTGGCGGTGAGACTCTTCACCGCCTCGCTGCCGCCGTTGAGCAGCGGAACCAGATTGGCGCCAGCCTTGCCGAAGAGATCAATCGCGATCCGGCTCTTGTTTGCGCCGTCGGGCATCGACTTGAATCGATCGGCGACCTC